TCCACGCTCTCCAATAAAACCAATGTCCTTTGATGGTACACCAGTTTCGTTTTTAGCAAGAAGAATTACCGGATCTTCAATCACTGTGTTAACTGTATCCAACGCTGTGGTTGTTCCGTTAACTGTTAAGTTTCCTGTGACAGTAAGGTTTGAACCGTACGTCAAGTCATTTGCCAGTTTGTTAGCACTGACTGAGTTGTTTACCAGTTTAGCACTACCAACAATGGTAGCGTCTGTAATCTGGTTATTTTTAATTCTTGTAATAGGCATGTTGTGTTTTCTCCGCTTTCTTAAGAAAAATTATTTCCAAAGTGCTACGGTCATTTGCCACCGACACACTCTTATGATAATATTTACCGGTGGGTGTAATTTTTAATCTATGGTGAAAAAGAAGGTTTAAGGGTATAACAGACTAGATCTTAGGCCGCCGAAATTGTTCCATCAAAGCGAACTTGTTGCCAGTTTGAACCGTTATATACGGCCAAGCAAGGTGCCCCACCATTGCCATTGCTGACATAAATCAATTGTCCAGCGGCTTTGTTACTGAGTGCATTTGCCTGTGCAACTGTGTATATTGGCAATTGTAAACTGTGTACTGTTGCAAATTGTGCGACTCCATTTGCATCAACCTCAATAAAATCACCTGTGCCGTTTGTGATGCTGGTTACAGTAGTTAACGTACTAATACTACGTACTTCAATAGCATCGCCAGCAGATGGTGCTTCTGTAAAAGTCAATGTTGTGCTTGACACTGCATAAGCAGTTGTTGGTGTTTGCACTGTACCATTTATACTAACAATAACACTTGCAGTAGTAGCCGCGGCGTTAAGTGTAAATGCAACTGTTGAATTATCACCTGAGAAACTTTGACTTGTGATACTGTCATTTGAACCAACTGTTGACCATGCAGAGCCATTATAAACTTCTACGCCAGTGGTTGTGGTATTGAATCTCAAATCTCCAGCAGTTGGAGTTGTTGGTCTTTGTGCAGTGGTTCCTACTGAAATGTTCAGAGCAGTTGTATTATTAATTTCAACTGTGCCTTGTCCGGTTGTGGTGAATCCTATATCACTTCCGGCATTATTAGTACTGAAAGTTGTATCAGTAACAGTTAGGTTTCCAATACCAGTTCCGCCGCCTACACCAAATGGTCCAACGTATCTAGCACCAACAATATAAACTGCTTTACCGGTAATGCCAGCCGCAATTTGACTAGGAATATTAGCGCCGTTAAAGTTAAGCACACCCGCTTGATAATCAAAGAACCATCCATCTTCGTTACCTGAGCCTGCTTGGAATAGCTGTGTTCCGCCTGTTTGTGGATCAGTTGATCCTGTGTCATCAACATAAACTTTTACCAAATAAGTTGATCCAAATTCAGTTGGTATCCAATCAGTGGCATTTGTTTTCCATGTTTGGTTGTCCGGAGCAGTTAAATCTTCTGTACACTCAACAGTTGCACTACCGCCTACGGCATCTTGATATATTTGTACAATAGAACTAGTAGCGGCTGGTTTTACACCAGGTATACTACCTGAACTTTGCCATACTTTATCCCCACGCATCAACAGTGGTGATGGAATACTTTCGTTGAACGCTTCTTTGTTAGCCGGGGGTGCAGTTTTTGCAACTCCGAATCCTAGTTTCTTCCATAAGAAGTCAACTTTGGTGCTATCTGCTAATGCCATTAGGTTTGTACTCCTACGCTAACGCTGGTAAGAGTTTGGCCACTTGCTAATGCAATACGCACTAGTATATTATTTCCTGTTGCATTTGAACTGTTTGCACTTCCTAGTGTCATTGTGTACGCACTGCTCAAAGCACTGCCGGTTGGTATTACGTCTGCACCAGTTAATGCACATCCGTTTCCGCCGTTACCGCCATTGCCTGTGTCTGCACCTGGAACTCCAGCACCTGCGTACTGTGTAGTGCCTTCTACCCATCCATTGAGTGTACTTGCACTATCAATAGCAGTTCCTGGACTAGCAATCCATAAGCCTGTAATACCAGTTGAACTGTTCAAAGTTATATCAAAGTTAGCAACTGTTGCTCGTCTAAAAGCAAAGGTAAGATACTGTGTGCCAGATCTATTTGTATTCAAATCTGGACCGGCTGGCAAGTATCCACTGCTTAAATTTGTTGTAAAATGTTTGACTGTTCCCCAACGTACTATTGCTTCTGTTGTTCCTGCAACTGTGGCCGCACCTGTAAATGCGTTTGCGGTATAAAAGTTCGTTGCACTATTATAACTTGGAGTGTCTGCGGCACTGCCAAATCCTGTTACACGCTTTCCATCATCATCAAACACGCTTCCAAGTGCATCTGCTACTGGAATGTTTTCTTCGTCAAATCCAGTTAAACTTGCACTATAAACCTGTATGTACTTGTTGGTAAGGTTAACAACACTACTTGAACCGTTAACATTGAACATTTGTGCATCAAGATAACCTACTGCTCTTGCACTTCCATTTATGCTGACAATAATAGCACCTAGTGTATATGCACTGCCTACGCCTGTACTAGCATTTGGAATACCACCGGTAAGATATGTTGGTGAACCATCAATATCACCATATGTTTTTGTCTGTGTGTTAATAAGACTGCCCGATGTGCTTTCTGCAAGTGTTCCTGTTGTTGCCTGCCAAGGGTTAGTCATATTTCTATATGTTTGTCCGACAAAGTTTGTTACTGTTAAACCCGTAATAGTAACTGCTGGTGATCCTGTGTTGTAATAAGGCACACCTGAAATATATCTATAGGTTCCTGCAGTGCTTTCTGCTATTGTTGCACTGCCTTGTCCAACAGTTGGCACACTGGTCATGTCATCTTTTACAAATCCAACTGTGTTCGTACCGCCGGCAGTTGAGTGTATTAGACTTGTATCATTGTATCCTACACTTATTCCGCTGGTTGCCTTTGATACACGTGCATCAAATACTTTTGCAAATCCTGTTGGATATGTGCTGGCACTGATTTCGTTGTGTGCATCACCGTCGTTAACCACAACCAAGTCTGTGTAAGTTCCTGCGCCATCTCCGCCAGCAGTAAATGTTACTGCTCCACTTGCACTATTGTTAAATGTTGCAGTTAGTGTTCCTGAAATTGCAGTGTTTGCATCAGTCACTGTGCTTGTAACAATTGGATCAGCAGTTGTGTAACGTGTTACACTACTACCATTTGCAGGTATGTTGCCACTACTTCTATCAGTCGCTCCTGCCGCCAATAGTGGAGAAGTGCCTTGGCTACCTGTTGACATACTAAGTGTTTTTGAACTTAGTGCTCCAGGTGCAGCTGGATTGGCTTTTATTGTAATAAAATTTGTTTTTGTTTCTGTGTCAGTTTGTGCAATCGTATCTGGTGTACCTGATGACACCAATGCTACTGTAAAACTTGCTACACTACCATAACTGTTTGTTATGTTGGCCGCTCCTGGTGTACCTGCTCCGGTTGTGATATCACCAGTTGTGTTGCCATCTCCAAACGTAAAATTTGTTGTTGTAACGTTTTGACTTGTGTTTTGAAATGTAACTAATCCTCGATCAGTTTCTACTCCTGATCTATAGTCTGTAAACAAGTAACCGTCTTGTGCATCATCGCCTGTTCTATCACTGACTGTTACTAACGTACCTGTGAAGATACTGCGTATGTCTGGTTCAACTGCTATAGCAATGTTGGCAGCATTGAATGGACTGCTTGAGTGTCCTGTTAGAGTAGATAGTTGAACTGCATAAGTTGCGGTGGTACCAGCGGCTTGTTGTCCACTGCTCAATGCGAACGTATGATTTAGAGTTGATCCTGGATTACCCGCTACACCTGATTGTATATTGACAGTGTTTACATTACCATCGCCCCACGTCCATCTGTATTTTTGACCACTACCAAATATCGCAGTTGTTCCAGGATCGGTAGCAGTACTGTTTGTAAATTGTACAACACCACCTGAAGTTGCTTCTTGGTTAACCACACGAACTACGTTGGCACTTGATAGAGTTGTTTGTGGAGTAAACACACTTATAACAGTCGGTGCACTTGTTACTGATACAGGACTAGCACCAGCAGTATTTGATACACCGGTAAGCACAATGTTGTACTGTGTGTCTCCACCTGTGTTGTTATATGTATTACTTACAGTTGTAAAATCTGTTGCAGGTTGTACGTTTGCACCTTGACCCCAACTTAGATCAAAACTGGTTGTAACAAACTGACTTGTGTTTGTTATAGTTGCAGTAGCACCTGTGTCTATTGTGCTATCATCAAGTGTAAAACTTGGTATAGGCGTTGGAGTAAACAATGTAATATAATTTGTTCTTGTAAAACTGTCAGCACTTCCTTTTGCACCAGCGGATATGTCACCTCCATGTGTTCCGTTTGTATTTTTAGCAGTAAAACTTACTGTAAATTGTCCACCAGAGGCATTGTTATATGTATGTGATGGATTTTGCGAAGTTGAAGTATTGCCATCACCAAAGTTCCATTCAAAACCATTTGCATTTCCAATAAATGTACCAGTGAAGTTCACAGTTGTTGGCGAAGGTCCGCTGGTTGGTGTGCCTACAAAACTTGCTTGTCCAACATATTTGTTATTTGCAATGTTTAAGGCAACTTGGTTGAGATCGTCGATACCAGTTGTTACCTTTGTTGTGGTTGTCCAACCGTCATATGCAACGTCTGGTCCAGATATATTGCCATCAGCTGGTGTGCCAAGATTTATTGTATTACCTTGTACGGATGCTATGTTTGCACCAGTTGTCCAACTTAACGTGCCGCTACCGTTTGTTGTAAGTACCTGCCCATTGCTTCCGCCAGTGATTGTAACGGCAGTCATTGCACCTAAATTTACTGCACTGCCACTTAAATTTAACGTGCTTTCAGACGTCAATGCGTTTCCAGCAAGTGTCAGATTTGCAATTTTAGCCGTACCCGGAGCATGTAAAGGTTGTGCAGGTGTAGCCGTTCCAATACCCACACGATTGTTGGTCACATCAATGAACAATGTGCTAGTGTCGACTGCTAGATTGGTTGTTCTTTCAAGATTGTCTGCGAGTGCTTTACCGGTGACTCTTGCAATGGCCATTAATTACTATCCTTAAACTTTGCAGTATTTATCGCAGTTGTTAAGGCGTGTTGCCAACACCGTGTATTACGTTGATAGGTTCAGCGGCTAATGGTGCAGAACTAAAGGTAATGTCGTTGCCACTGCCTGTAATGGTATAAACACCAGTTGGTTGTTGATAGATGTTTGAAACAAAAACAATTACCTGATCGGCTGCACTTGCGGCAGTGCTTAGTGTAAATGTAAGTGTTGAGTTGTCGCCAGTGAAACTGTCTACAGTTATGTTGGCTTCACCCGAGTTTGCTATTGCAGTATATTGTGAGCCATTAAAAAATTCTAAATTGTTATTGCTGGTGTTATATCTAAAAACGCCAAATACTGGATTTGCAGGACGTTCAGCAGTAGTCCCGCCGGGAACAACAACTCCAGCTTCTCCACTTTGGATTATTCTATTTTTTAGAAATGTGCCTGCCATCCTAGATAGCCGTAAATGATACTACTGAATTTATTCCAGAGGCTGAACTCGCAATAACTTGAATTGTATCGCCATTTGCAAGCAGTAGTTTTTCGCCACCTGTGTATAATTGATAACTGTCAGTGGCTGCAATACTCAGTGTTTTTGCAACTAAGTTTGTTGTGGTTAAACTATCTCCGCTTGGTATTACATGAATATCAACAGTTAATGCACCAGCAGTTTCATTTGTTAATTGCATATAAGTGATTGCAGTATTGTTGGTACTTGTGTATACTGTTGTGGCACTGTTTGATACGGCAGTTGTTTGTATTGTCATTTGTTTTCCTTAAAATATAATTCCAAAAACAATAGCCTTGCTTTTGCTTACTAGTTCATCTGTTGTTGTATCGTCTACAAAGTAAACGCCTGTTCCGCCACTTCCAGCAATCCCGCCATGTAACACCGTGGTATTTGTTACTGCACCTGGAGCGGCACTGTCTTTGAGTTGTAATCCTGTGCTGATATTTACATTTCCGGTTAGGTTCAACTGACTAGTGTCTGTAAATGTCATATTTGCACTAGCACCAAATGCACCCGAATTGTTGAACTGTACTTGTGTATTTGCTCCTGCAACTGATCCAGATACAGCAGTTCCAATTTCACTCCAAGTACCAGTTTCACCAGTGCTACCTGTGCTTGTGCTTAGTTCCCATTTATTGTCATTGGTATTATAACGAATGCCAGCAAATGTTGTAGCTGTTTTATGTGTTAACAATCCAGCATTACTTGCATAAGTTGAAGTGTTACTCATGTTAACCATAACAAAAGGATCTTTTACATCCAATTGTTCTGTATTGATATATGTAACGTTACCGTTGACAGTTAGGTTACCGTCAATTTCTGTGTTACTGGCAATATGAACCATATCAGTCGCATTTATGGTTTCAATATAATAGTCGCCGTCAATTCTTTTCTTTGTGTTCATAATGGGCCTCTAGCAGTATTTACCATCTCTAGAAAGCTCTGCATACTGATTATTTTCATGTTGTTAATTTTACCAAACTGTTTTACAAATGCACTTTCTACGCCCTCTACTCTATAAAACTGTCTGTTTGGATAGTCTTCTGTAAGTTTTACAAGTTGATTTATCCAGTTGCCAGCGTATGTTGGTGGATCAAGTTCTTTTTTATAAAACTGTGTATCAACATAAACATTATTAAACATTCCGTTTGTTGTGCCTAAATCCATGCCAATTAGATAAATGTCACTGTGTCCATCAATACATGCAAGAGCTGCCGCATTTGGTCCGCTACTAAATCCTTTGTATTCGTTAGTTAAATGCTTACCACCTAAATCAACTATAGGTTTGCGTGTGTGAAATCTATGCTTTTGTGCATAGCCACTTTGTTGAATACTATCTGCAATTGGTCTATCTGTTGCAACTAAGCAATCTGGAGTAAAGGTTTTGCATAACCAATTGCATCCATAGGTAGCACCCAATGGCGATAACTTTGTCAAATCAACCGACAGTCTACTTTTGCCATTTCCTAGAATAAATGCAGTACTCATAAAAAACCCTCACTGTACTTAATACAGTAAGGGTTTGGTTAGTTAAAAAGTAACTATTAACCTAGTGAAGCATTCTCAATTTGTACTAGATCACGTGTGTTTGGTGATGCAGATGAACCTGATCCACCAATAACAACTGTGTCATCTAGTTGATTAAAAAAGTTTAACAACACTACACCACCTGAAAAAGATATCCCGTGTTTGTTACTAAAACGCTTTAGACGAACTGCTGATGATCCAATATCAGTATATGACACTGTCATATCACCTACTGCAAGAGCTGAATCGTTAACATTTGCTAATGTGCATATTCCACATTCAGCAACAGTTCCTGATGAACCAGCAGCCGAAGCAGCTTCTACAGTAAAAATAGCTCCGTTTGAGACAAATCCGTCTCCGGGCATTCCCATCGCATTCCAATCAGTATCACCAACTGACACAATTCTTACTATGCTACCAACTACTGCGTTTGCAGGGTCAATTGCACTTGCGTCTAGTCTTGACACAAGATACTTTGACGCACCTTTTTGTCTTACTATAAAACCGTCACCTTCAGCAGTAATACTTCCGCCACCTGGTCTAATTCTTGTTGTTGTTACTGGAAAGTCATAGTCACTTGTACTAATGTTTCCACCAACTACACCATAGAACAATTCTCCTGCTGGAGTTGGCGTCATTCCAATTAACGGTCCTGGATTGTTAAATCCAGCATCCTGTGTATCGGATATTTTTATTTTTAACGGTCTTCCCATTTGTTTTCTCCTTATAAAGTTCCCGTTCTAGCGGGTACGCAGTTGTGTCTGCATAAACACATTATTGTGCAACTGTATTTATAGGATCAAACGTTTTACGCCAGTCTGTACCACGTATTCGATCGACTTTATCAAATTGTTCAAGAGTTGTACCTGCATAGTTATAAGATATGTAATGGTCTTCTGGAAGTGTTACCTTTGCCCAGTCCACTACATGTTTATGTGTATGTCTGTTTAGATGTGATATTGTAATGTTAACTGCAAAGTCTACACTTTCAGGCGCATTTTGCACAATCCATTTTACATTACTATCAACTTTAGTCCATTTTGCTGGCCAACGAAGATATTCAAAGTGTTCTCCAACTCCGTCAATGCTGAAACAGATGGATATACGTTTATAATACGAACATGTATTTAGAAACTCTAAACTTGGTTTCACTGTGCCGTTAAAGTGTATGTGAAATCTCATATCCGTGTTTTTAAATTTTTCTAATACCTCATGTGTCGATTTGTGTAGTATTGGCTCGCCGCCGCCAATTATAATGTGTTTGAGACCGGTAAAGTCTAAATCATCAACTGTTTGATTAAAGGCATACGACTCAACAGGCAATTTTTTTAATGCTTGCCAACGTGTACTGGCATGTTCGTCGCAAGTTGAACAAGCAAGATTACAAATTTTGCCAGGATCAAATGTTGCACATGTAGGATCTTTTGAGTTTATGTTCAGTATCATGATGTATTTATAGTCAAAAAAATAGCACCCGAAGGTGCTATTTTTAATAAAGTTAAGTGTATATTATGAGAATGATAAGTTGCTAACTGCAATTTCACCCACATAGTCACCGGCATTACCAAATGAACTTGCAGTGTTTGATAACTCGATATATCCATATCTAGTCATGAAACTTACTACTGGCTCAAATGTTGACGGATCTAATACAACGCCAGAACTCATTAGCGGTACGTATGGACAGTAGAATGCTGGAGCGTCAGTTTCTGATGCACCTTTGTATCCTACTAATACTGCTTGAGCGTCTGATGCATATGAATCACAGAATACTCTCATTGTACCGTTTAATGTACCTACAAACTTTGTGTTTGTTGGTGCTTCAAAAGTACCTTCTGTTGTTCTAGCAAATGCTGAAGTTGTAGCTGATTGTAACACTGTTAATGAAGCTGGTGAAACAACTGCATAGTTACCTGCACCACGTCTTGTACGTTGTGCAATTAAGTTAGCTGTTCTGTTTATTAACACTGCTAAAGCGGCATGCTCATCACCAACGAAAGTAGCAGTACCTGATACTGCAGCCTGGTTGTATGTGAATTCAGTTGCGGCTAATGTACGTAGAGATAATAGAATCTCTTGATCGATCTCAGCAGTAATCTCTTGAGCTAATGCTGCCATGATTTCTGCTTCTACATCGATACCGTGCATTGCTTGTGCATCTTGAGCTGCTTCAAAAGTCCAACGAGCTGACAATTTACGTGTCTTTGCTTCTACAGGTTGCTTTAAGATCTGTACAGAAATTTTGTTACCTGCTGTACCTTCAAGTACTGCTGTGTTTCCACCACCGTAACCAGTTGCGGTTCCAGCGTTGTTAGAATATGCAGTTGCAATCTTGAATGGTGATAATGCTTCTTCGCCAGCAGTTGTTGATGTTGCGGCTAGGGAGTTATCAGTCATTGAGTCTGCATAACGTACTCTAAGTGTGTGAATTTGACCAACTGGTCCAGTCATAGGCTGAACACCAACTAATTCGTTAGCAATAACAGTAGGCATAACCCTTCTTATTACAGGTAAAATAACTCTGTTTAGAGTTGCAATGTTACCTGATGCAGTTGATCCCGCTGTTGCGTTCTCAGCTAAGTGTTTGCGAGTGTTTTCTAAGATAACACCCATTGTTGAGCGACGAGCACCTTGTAATCCTTCTAGGAGGGCTTCTTTGGTCTCACCCCAACGGCTTTCTAGTAGTTCTTGTGACATTTATATGTCTCCTTTTTAGTTTAAAGCCCTGCTAGGCGCTTCAAGGCAATGACGTTGCTATCAGCATCGTCAGTTGCTTTATCGACAACCTTCGCAGATTTATTACCAGTTTGTTCAGTTAAATTTGAGGCTTTCTTAGTTCCTTTAGTTTCACTGATTACTGCTGGCAAATATTTTTCAAAAGCGTTCTTCAATCTAGATGTCTGAACGTTTTCAAGTAAGTTAGTCATAATTTCTCTCTTCTCATCATTAAGAGGAGATAGAAGCTCATCCAATGTAGCATCACGCTCATTGGCTTCCTTTATGACTTTGATTTCGTTATTTTTTCTCTCAACAAGTGCTTTCGCTTTGTCTTGAGTTTGGATGGCTTCTGCCAACTGTTTATCTTGTTTAGCAATTTTTGCATTAAGTTTACGTACTTCCTCATTTTCATTTAAATGTGTAGCACCAAACTCTGTTGCATATGCTTCGAAGATTCGACGACCAAAATTGTTCTCACGAGCAATTTGGATGTCTTCTTTAAGTTGACCCATTTCAGCCTTAAGATGCGTGGATACAGTTGAAGCCATCTTCTTAGCAGATTCTTTTACAAACTTGCTCTTTAGATTATCAAGTTTATTACGTGCATTTGATACAAGTCTAACCTTAGTTTCCACTAAGTCTTTCTTGTCTGCAGCAAATTCCTTGATCTCTTCAGCTAAAGCACCAACAACAAATGATTCTAATTTCTCAAAACCTGTTTTTGATACCTTACGATCTGTGCGTAGTTCTTTTAACTCTTCTGAAAGTTGTTTTACTAAAAAGCCGTTAAACTTATCAGCATTTTCTTTCATCTTGTTATGAAACTTAACACGATC